CTATAGAGTATCAAAAAATTGATCCGTATGTTCGCTACCCAGAGATTGAGACCTCCAACGAAGGTTCTCCAATCCGCTGTCAAGGTGAAGCACTTGAGTCTACACCACAGCTTGCCATTGCCAATCAGGTAGCCGCATCCTTTGCCAGCTACTTAATATGGTCATGGTTCTGTGAAGGCTACGGCAACACGTCTGACACGTTTAACCCTATCGAGTTTCAATCTACGTTTTCTCGTATGGAAACTATAACCTTAGCTGACTGTGCATAATGAGTGAAAAGAAATACACAATACACGACGACACCGTATATGAGGTATCAAGCAACGCGCTATATACAACATACACAAAGTGTAAAGTCCCAGTAGCAGAGTCAGTAACACCCGAATGGAAGGGTCAAGCCATACCTTACAAGATGTGGCAAGACATAACAGACTGGTGTGTCCTGAGTTATGAAAAATTTAAATCAGAAACACTCGTGTTTCTATATTACGATTTAAACAAACAAGACGACGAGAACCGTTGGTCATTCTGGATACCACCCCAGATTACCAACGGTATGACCGTCAAGTCCGATCCAGAATCTGAGTTCTTTAAGAAAGAACGTAAGAATTTTCCTGATACAATGTTCGGAACCGTGCATCACCATTGTAGTGCTTCCGCATTTCAATCAGGAACTGACCACGCAGACGAGCTGGAGCGTGAAGGTTTGCACTTCACTATTGGACACCTAGATAAACCATTTGATCTAGATGTTCATGTAAGACTTACGATTGGCAAAGCTCACGGAGATGTTGAAGCATCGTCCGTGATCCAAGCAGATCCTAAAATCCAGAAGTGCTTCGAAAGCCTGCAAAGCTCATACCAAATAACCACAATAAAGCAGGCTTTTGATGATCTTCACGACTCCAGCATTTGCTCAGCGTCTAGCAACTATGCTAAACGAGAAAAGCATTTTGCTAAGCACTACGCTAAAGTAGAAAAACCAAAAGTATCTACAACTAGTTACAAAAGTGCTAATCTAGGACTAGGCTATGGTGCTAGTCACACAGGTTACACTAGAACTAATTACCAAAATCAAATGGAATTTGACCACGAAAGTGGCTGGTATAGAGATAAAAAAAATATCGAAGATGTAGTAGACGATGAATACTACAGCTATAGTGACATAGCAGAAACTACTGTAGATGAGTTGTTTACAGAACCTGAAACGTTAGCAATACAGTCTGCTTATCTTGGCACAACTGATGCCTCTAAATTATCAAAGCCTGATAACATTAAAAATTACATACGAATGTTAGAAGATGAGATTTATTTACAGACAAAAGAGGGCTTAGAATTCAGAGAAATTCTTGACAACTACTTTGATGAGACTTTTTCTAATTACGTGATAAAGTTAGAACCAGTCGTAGAAGCTCTTAAAGAAATTGCAGAGATTGAAGGCGACATACTTCCTGCCACTTTTATATGAAAAATGAAGCAGCATTCTCAACTTGGGTTCGTAAATTAGCATATAAATATACCCAAAGTTCAGTGCTATTTCAGCGCATCGAGACCACCACATCCAGTGGTGTTCCCGATGTGCTCATGTTAACTAATAATAAAACACTTCTGTTAGAATTAAAATATGAAACAAAAAATCTTAGACCAATGCAAAAAGCTTGGCACAAACGTATCCAAAAACTGGTCGAAGCTAACGAGACAGTTGAGCTTTGCGTATTATGTGCTTATCCAAAAACTAAAAGAATGGTATTCTTCGTAGTTGATCAAGAACCCATAGAATACGAACTAACTCAAGAAGGACTATATAACTTGTTTGATACTTTAAAAATTTAGACAACGCCCCGACAACAGAAAGCATGGCGTTCGCCGTGTGATCTTAATGTCCCAGCAAGCTCTAAGATGCGACTCTGCGCTGCATCTTCAAACTGCGTAGACTAGGCGAATCAAGTGAATCCCCCGAGGGAGGTTGCATCCGACGAATCCATCCTAGATAACTGGCTAGCTTCTATGCTAGCCAGCCAATTTACAACATGCAACAAGACCTACTAACAATACCAAGAAGCGAAAAACCAGCAAAGAATTTACCACCCTCATGGGAACCTAGTTCTTTCTGGAAAGCACCCGCTGAGCTTCCCAAGCTGTCAGGCGAAATAGCTATTGACTTAGAAACGTATGATCCGTATCTAAAACAAACAGGACCCAGCTACAAACGTAACGAAGGTTTTGTAGTAGGCATAGCTATAGCTGACAAAAACCACACAATGTATCTACCCTTTGCTCACCAAGGCGGAGACAACTTATCAAAGAAACTAGTAATATCCTATGTTAAAGATCAAATCAACAATGCTGATTCTATTATCTTTGCTAACGCTTTATATGATATGGGCTGGCTACACACGCTTGGAATCTCTATTGGATGCACAGTCCGAGATGTACAAGTCGCTGAAGCCTTAATCGACGAAGAACAGTTTAGCTACTCGCTAAACAGCCTGTCTCTAAAGTATCTTGATCGACCTAAAGATGAAGAGCATCTCAAAAAAGCAGCAGAAGCTTACGGAGTAGACCCTAAAGGTGGTCTTTGGAAACTAGCAGCACGACACGTAGGAACCTACGCAGAGATTGACGCACGTAACACTTGGGACGTGTATCAAAAACAAAAACCCATACTTGTAAAAGAAAGTTTAACACAGATATGGGAGCTAGAATGCAAAGTAACTAAAGTTCTTCTTAGTATGACACTTAAAGGTGTCCCCGTAGACATACTCGCAGCAGAAGAATACAACGATGCTTTAAAGAAAAGAGAGTATCAGCTAGGCGCACAGTTTGGTAATCTAGACATATGGTCTCCTCAACAACTAGGTCACTATTGTGAGACTACACTAGGAATTAAAGTTCCTCGCACTGACAAAGGTAACTACTCAGTAGATAAATTCTTTCTGCAAGCAACTGAGAACCCAACCTTAGCAAACATACACGAACTACGTAGCATTAACAGACTTAGAAAAGTATTTATTGAAGATATAATACTAGGTCAAAACTACAAAGGTCGCATACACGCTGACTTTAAACAGACTGCATCAGAACGAGGCGGGACACGGAGTGGCAGGTTGTCGTCAAGCAACCCCAACATGCAGCAAGTTCCAAAGAGAAGCGACATCGGTAAAAAGATTCGCTCACTTTACATTGCTGAGCCAGACATGCTCTGGTGTAAAGCAGACTACAGTTCTCAAGAACCACGACTACAAGTGCATTACGCACTGCTTGGTGACATACATACGGGTAAACCTCTGCCCAAAGCAGAAGAAGCGCGAGCTGCTTTTGCATCAGGAGAGAAGCTGTATACGTTTTTTGAAAAAGAAACAGGACTTCCTTATGACACATGCAAAATGCTCTGTCTTGGTATCTCGTATGGCATGGGTAACAAAACAATGGCAACACAACTAGATATTGGAGAGGAGGAGTGTAAGTTAGTGACTGAAAAGTTTAACGCTAAAGCACCCTTTCTCCGAATTTTATTCGACAACGTTATGTTGCGAGCTAAGCAAAAAGGAGAAATTAAAACCATACTAGGCAGAAAGGCTCACTTTGACTTCTGGATGCCTAGTTACGACGATAAACCAGTAAAAGGATACAACAATGCAACTACAAAATATAAAGACCAAATTAAAAATCTCCAAAGAGCATTCGTTAGCAAAGGGCTTAACAGACTTATTCAAGGCTCTGCTGCTGATCAAACGAAACTTGCTATGGTGCTTGCTCATGACGCTGGGCTGGATCTTCGACTGCCTGTGCACGATGAGATCAACGCTATGGTTGCCGACGAAGCAGAAGCTAAAAAGCTTGGTAAAATCATGGAAGAAGCAATCAACCTAAAAGTCCCTGTAGTCGCTGACATCGACCTTGGACCAACTTGGTGTTAACCATATGGACATATTAAAAACAGCTTTAAAATTAACCACTGGTGACCGACACAGTGAATATGGAGACTGCACTGTCGAATTAGACAGAGTAGCCACTATGTGGTCTGTCATCTTTGAAACTGAAATCACACCCAATCAAGTAGCTTTAGCAATGATTGCTTTAAAAATAACTAGACAAATGCATTCAAATAAGAAAGATAATTGGATTGATATAGCTGGCTATGCCAGAATAGGAGATATTGTAAACAAAGAATTATGAATGAAGATCCACTACTCGTTGAAGCTCAAGAAGCTGTCGACAATCAAGAACTGTTCTCTGAACAAGAGACAACATCCCAGCGACCAACTGACATGGCTGCTGTTATAGAACTAAGTGACACCTTAGTTAACCTAGAAAACCAAATAGCTGAAGCAGAAGAAAACCTCTCAGCTTTAAAGGGTTCAAAAAAGAAAGTAGCAGAAGAGCACTTGCCCACAATGTTAGAAACGTTGGGCATTGATTCCCTGAGACTTACTAATGGCAAGCAGATTGTAATTAACTCATTCGTCGATGCACGAATCAAAGATGAAACTGCTGCCTATAGCTGGTTACGAGAAACAAATAACTCGTCCATTATCAAGAATGAGGTAAAAGCCAGTCTTGACAGAGGCAACGATCAACTCGTATCTCAAATACTAGAAACCCTTCAGGAGATGGGTGTAGAGGCTTCTTGTAAGTCATCAATACATCACTCAACTCTCAAGTCTTTCTGTCGTGACGCTCTGGATAACCCAGAGCTGGCAGAATCTCTACCTCGTGAAGCCTTTGGTATCTACCAAGGTAAGCGAGCAAAAGTAACCTAAGAAACAAAGAATAATAATCATGGCATATGATATAACAAAAGTAGCGGGAATGGGCACTGAAAACCTCGATGAAGGTTCAGCAATGCCGTTCATCCGCATCCTGCAAGACTTGAGCCCACAGCTCAAGCCAAACAAAGACGAGTATGTCGAAGGCTCAAAAGCTGGAGACCTGTTCTTCGCAAAGACAAAAGACCTACTGGACAACCCAGTAGAAATGATCCCAGTGTATACTACTGCAATGTATACAGAGTGGATTCCCCGCAACAAAGGTGGAGGCTTCGTAGGAAGTCACCCGCTATCCGTTGTTGGCAATCCGCTCTACGAAAAGGGTCGTGAGCGTCAATACGATGAATGGCTCGGAGACAACGAACTACGCTACACCAGCTACTGGTTCGTCCTTATTAATGTAAACGGTGCGTGGGAAGAAGCAATGATTCCTTTCACATCGTCTCAGCTAAAAGTTTCTCGCAAACTTACATCTGACATTAATCGTTTCCGTTACGATGACAATCCTAGCATTGTCCCGCCTCTGTTTGCACAGAAATGGCAACTAGCAACCGTCATGGAAACTAGCAAGAATAACGACGATTATTGGAATTTTGAAATTAAGAGCCCATCGGTTCTTGACTTCGAATCCGATGAAGATCTTCTTGAGTTAGCCGCTGCTACTTCAGGCAAAGCTGCAGATACTCCTCTGCTAAAAAGCCCTAAGCAAGAAACAGCACCAGCTTTAACTACTGACGAAGATATATTCTAAATAAACTGTAGCCCAGCCCTTAGAACGGGGCTGGGCTCCTTTATCCCCATATGAGCAACGACACTACACTAACCGAGCTAGCTACTAAATTCTTAGAGCTATATAAATGTAACCCTAATGTACACGGAGAAACAAAGCTAACAGGCAAGTTTAGAGACAGGGACGGTAAGTGTGACTCTAAATCATTTCTAGTAAAAAGCGGGGTAACTGTAAGCCTGTGGGAAGAGCACATCCAAGGCAAAAAACGTATAGGATGCACACCCCTACAGGAAGACAGCTCTGTATTCTGGGGAGCACTAGACGTAGATGTATACCAAAAAGAAGATACTCTTGAAAAACTCAACGAAAAGGTAGCAGACAACAAGCTACCTTTTATAGTATGCAGATCTAAGTCAGGCGGTGCACACGTATATTTATTCCTAAGCGAGCCCGTAGCTGCTAAGGACATGATTGACAAGCTTAAAGCTTTTAGTGCCTTTTTTGGTCAAGGTGTATCAGAAATATACCCCAAACAACCAAAGATCGGCAATCGCAAAGACGACTCTAAATATGGCAATTGGCTAAATATGCCCTATAGTGGCAACCCTACGCTCCAGTATGCCTTTAACAGCAAGGGTGAGGCTCTTGACCCTCAAGAGTTTATAGACGCAGCTACAGCTAATCGTATGACCTCTGAGGCGTTTCACAGCCTTGAAGTCCCTAGCGGTTCATCAGAGATATTCCCAGAAGGACCTCCGTGCCTCAACTATATATTTAGCGAGCGGACTCAAGCAAGCGAAAGTAGAAACATTACTTTAGCAAACGTAGCTGTGTATCTTAAAAAAGCTAACCCTAGCGAATGGAAGCAACTCATCCACAAGTATAACAGGATGTTTTCAGAACCTCTCAATGACCGAGAAGTAGACGCAATCATATCTTCGTATAGCAAGAAAGACTACAAATACCAGTGTGCCCAAGAACCGCTGTGCCGTTTCTGTGACGCAAAAGCATGTGGCATGACTAAGCACGGCATTGGAGGCGAAGACTTCATGCCCAACAACCGTTCGTTAGTTCAACTAAAAAGTGACCCGCCTCTTTGGTATGTAACCTTAGACGACACTGAACTACAGCTTAGCACTGCAGAGTTTGATAACTTTAACCTGTTTAACCAAAAAGTAATGGAGCGACTGCTCTACAAATTTCCTCCTATTAAACAAGAGGACTGGATTAAACAACAAAACCTACTTCTTAAAAACTGCACACAAATAGACATCCCCTTTGAGATGACACCCGTAGGTCAGTTAGTAGAACTTGTATCAGGTTTCTGTGACTCTGCCGTAGAAGAAGCTCATCACATCAAGAATGGACCCATTAAAAGATCAGACGGTAACTATTTGTTTCGCATGTCACATCTTAGAGATCATCTTGAGCAACAAAGATTTAAGGACATGCCTTCAAATAAAGTGCTTTCTGTGTTAAAGAAAGTATTGAAAGCAGAACCTGACCGCGTCCAGCTTGACAGTGTAAACACTAGATGCTGGCGCATCCACCAGAATATGCTAGATGTAAACAACATTACAGCGTATCCTGATCTAATAGAACAGAACAACTACTAATGACAACATCACAACTAATACTAGCAATTATGCTAGTCGAAAGCAACGCAGATATTAACGCAATAGGAGACAACGGAACAGCACACGGCTGTTTCCAATTAACCAAAGCATACATTCAAGACGCTGCTCAACACGCAAACGAAGACTGGACTGTAGACGATGCTTACAGCTATGAGAAATCTCGTATGATTTTTAACTCATACATGCATCGTTATGCAACGCCAGAACGACTAGGTAGAGCTGTAACTCCTCAAGACATTGCAAGAATACACAACGGTGGACCTAACGGATGGAAAAAAGAAAGCACTAAGAAATATTGGGAGAAGGTTAAGGATATATTAGATTATGAAGAATAAAACTAAAATATACGTTGCTAGTGCTGGCACAGGTAAAACTACCACACTTATGAATCTTCTAGGCGAGTGCTTAGAACAAACTAACCCACGTAAAATTGGCTTTACTACCTTTACTAAAGCAGGTGCTCAAGAAGCTATAGACAGGGCTTTAATAAAATACCCTGATTACGACCCCAAAGAGTTTGAAGCTTTCAGCACATTGCACGCTCTTTGTTATCGACGCATACCAAGTAAAAGAATTATGAACTGGAAGGACTACCAAGCCTTCAGTAAACTTAGTTCTTTTAAGTTCACGGGAGCTGCTGCCGTCTCTAAAAAAGACGGCAGCAATTTCACGACAGGTATTGGAGATAGGATACTATATTATAACGGGCTCATGCGTAACATGCTAATGTCTTCCAAAGAAATACTATTAGAAACCCCAAGCAATGTAGTATCTGTTGAAGAGTTAGAAGAGTTCTCTAAGTTTTACAAAAAGTTTAAAGACCAAGGTGACGTTTACGACTTCACTGACCAACTAGAACAATTCCTTGAGCTAGATGTTCATCTTGATCTAGACTACTTGTTTGTTGATGAAGCTCAAGACTTATCTCCACTACAGTGGAAAGTCGTAGACCATCTAAGCAAAGACGTTAAACAGCTATACATTGCTGGTGACGACAAACAGAGCATTTACAAGTTCTCAGGAGGTGACCCAGTGTCATTAATCAATAGAGAGGGATCTAGAATCATTCTAAATAAGAGCTACAGGTTACCTGCTAAAATCCTTGAATACTCTGAGCAAGTTGCTAAGAAGATTACACAGAAACAAGACT